AGCGAATCCGCCAGGCAGCTTGAAAACAAACTGGAGGAATTAAAAGGTGCGATACCGGCAGGCATCCGCGCTGAACTGGATAAGCCCGTTTTCAGTAATGATTGCCTGTCTGGTGATTATTTCAGGCTGTACAACGCCGCCAGTGAAAACGCAGAGCATACCCTATCAGGAAAATCTAAAAACAAAATGCCCCGTTAATCTTCCGCGATTAAACGGCACCAACGGCAGAGCCGCAGCAGAATTATTAATACAGTGGATTGATATTTATTCAACCTGCGCGGCGCGCCATAACCAGCTTATTGACGAAATTAATTTAAGAGAGAAAAAAGCATGAGTGATAAAAAAATTGAAATGACCATCGCAGGCAAAGACGTTTCTTTTACGCCGAACGTCACCGCTTATAACAAATATATCAACGAAATCACGATGGGAAATAAAGTTTCCCCGGCGCATAACTTTCTGGTTCGTATTGTAACGCCGGAAACAAAAGACGCGCTGCAGGAATTACTGGCGCTGCCGGGTGCGGCATTACAGATTGTGGGCAAGGTGCTGGAAGAATATACGCCTGAGCTGGAAATCACCGTAAAAAACTAAGTGAGCGGGTCCGTAATATTGACGCCAACGGACTCGAACAGTATCTGATTTTACGCCGTCGCTGGCTGCCCGGAGAGGATGACAGCGCGGATAGCAGGCATTGACGCTGCCGGGAATATCACAGACCTGCGCCCCAAAGGGTCGCTGGATAATCAGCAGGCCAGTGATGCGCTGAAAAAACATGAGCAATCACGCAATCACCCGGATGCGACACTGAAAGAAAAAGGTTTCGTTCAGCTGAGCAGTGCAACAGACAGCGCCAGTGAAACAGCTGCAGCAACGCCTAAAGCGGTAAAAGCGGCAAACGACAATGCCAGTTCGCGACTGAAGGCATCTGAAAATCTTAAAGACCTTGCGGATAAAAACGAAGCGCGAAAGGCTCTTTCGCTCGATCAGGTTGGCAACTACAAAGCCGTGCAGGCTAATGGCGGGAAACATTCCTCTGGTAATCACAGTATTTTTATTGACTGGGCCGTAGACGGAAAATTACACGCGACGGTAGATACAACAGATGTTGGCGAGCTGTTTACTACGGCTAACCCGCCAAGTGCGGCTCAAACAGGCGCTTATTCTAAATATGGCGGCAATCTGAATGAGGAAGCCAGCGTTACCGTAATTTCAAATACGAAGAATGGTAGTGCGGGACAGGGTCTCTATTCGCCTATGTTTCGCGCCTGTCTCAAAGACCGTGGTGGTGACAAAGACTTCAAGGATGGCGCATCGGCCTGTTTCCGCATGGTTGAGGTTATCAGCAACTATGCGTTTGCAGAGGTTCTGGTAGATGGGTTTGGCGCGGCTTGGTCGTTTGAATTTCGCAATGACGGTAGTTTCAGGGCGCCCAGTTCTGTTTATGCAGGCGGGGCATTTATGCCGCCTGACGGCAACGTCTACGGCAGTATGTGGGGCGGATACCTGAGCAACTGGATTGTTGGCAAGATCGGTGAAGTGAATAACGCCCTTAACGGTGTAAGAGGCACAGCAAATGATGCCTGGAATAAAGCGCAGGATGCGCAGGTTAACAGGGTTTCAGATGTTGCTCTGGGGGGGGAGGGCGCATTTCAGATAGTTAAAAACGGCCAGCAGCGTGTTCCCGGTGGCTGTGTGATGACTGGCTGGAATTATGAAGGCGATAACCCCGGTGGAGACACGGTGTTTTACCGTCCTATTCAGAAGCACTACCCGTCAATAGGCTGGGTAAATATAGGGCATACGGCATGATGTTAATACTCAAAAATTTCACGCAGTACATTCCGGAATATGCGGATTTAATGATCCCCGCGCTTTATTTTCAAAGTGAAAAGGGTGAGGACTGGTATTTTCACCGCACGCGCTTCAGTGATGACACGCTAAAAGTCTGTTACGACAGCGAGGGCGTGATCCGTTCTTTCGGGTTTGACGCATCGCGCCTTTATCCTGGCGGATATTCCGTTGCAGAAGTCGAAAAAAATGCGGTGCCTGAAGACATCTCAATTGATGGTTCATGGATGTTTGACGGTTCCGCAATTGTGCCGCGCACATACACCCAGGCTGAACGGGTTGAGCTGGCAGATAAAAAACGCCTGTCACTTATTGCTGATACGGTAGCTGAAATGTCCCCGCTGTCGGATGCGGTTGAACTGGGCAGGGCAACCGCTGAGCAGTCAGCACGGCTGACGGCGCTGAAGAATTACCGCCTTGATCTGCTTGAGCTTGATGTTTCCGATCCGGATAACATTGTCTGGCCGGAGCTGAAGGATGTGGCGTGAGGCGCGGCTGGCGCTGACGGATGCAGTGACCGCGCTGAACTGCAGCATGGTCCCGGTGCATCCGTGGATTTACGGGCTGGGACAGCAAACCGATAACGGCGCGTATCTGAGTCCGGTTAACGCCACGGCCTATCTGGCGCAGAAGCTGGCAGGCATCGGCGGAAAGTCTGACGTGGTGATTCTGATGGTGGCCAGCCAGACGCATGACAGTTTTATGTCCTCACTGAAGCAGCTGACTGAGGTTTTTCCGGCGCCGGCGTTTGTGCAGGTAAAGCGGCTGGCGCAGTCAGCCGCCACGCTGGCCACTGAAAAGATGCAGCTGCCTGCAGGTATGAGCGCTGTTCTGCCGCCGTCAGTGCCGCTGTCCGTGCCATCCAGCCGCGCCGCGTTTGCAGCCGCTGCCGTGAAACAGGCACAGAGCGAAGCAGGCGCGGCGGCAGGGCTTGACGGCCTGAAAGCGCAGCTGGCTGCGTTTGGCCAGAAACGTGATGCCATGCTGGCAGACATTGCCGCCGGGCTGGGCGATCTGCAGGGCAAAAGCGCACGGGCATGGGTGTTTACCGGCAGCGGCGACGTGGTGACTACGCTCACGCAGTTGGTTAAAGACATTCCGCAGCCGTCCGCTGTGCATACGGCGGCGGTGATGCTGGTCGGTGACAATCTTGAAGGAATAAGAGGCATGATCCATGAGTACAAACCCGACGCTGGCGCTTAACGGTGAGGGCATCCCGCTTAAAAATATGCGGGTGACCGTTTCAATGGCTTTTCAGGACAAAGACCAGTCCGGGCAGACCAGTTCAACGGCAAAAGCAGAGCAGGGCATCAAGGGAAAAGAGCTGCGGATCAGCGGCGAAATCGGGTTCAGTGATATTGCCCTGCTGAAGCGCATTTTTGAGCTGGCGTCTGCAACTGATGCCAGCGGCCAGCGGCAGAAATACCGCGTGGCGCATGAGGTGGCGCGCGCGGTGAGTTTTCGTGAGGCGACTTTCACCGGCAACGTGGACGCACCGCAGCAGGAAGGGAAAATGTCCTGGCTGATAACGTTCACGCTGACAGAGCATGTCAGCGTTCAGGAAAAGCGCGAAGCACGCGCCAGCGGCAAAACCACGGCCACCAAACAGACCGGCAACGGCAAAGGCGGACCGCAGGCCGCAGGCGAGAGTGAAGAACAAATGACGTGGTTTGAGCGCAAAGTGCTTAAGCCGGTGAACGACGCACTGGAATAGCGATGAAACCTGTAACCCGGCTTTACCTGTCAACTGACGAAGTGCATCTGACGGATGCCGCTCTGGTACTGGAGCTTAACAGCTGTGGCCGCGGCTTCGTCACGGCAAAGACCAGCACTGATTACACCGGCAAAATGGTCCGCATTGACACCGGCTACCCTGACCGGCTTTTACGCTGGTTTACCGGATACGTGGAGCGCTCGCAGCCTTCAGAAACCGGCTATCAGCGCCTTTTCATCCGCGAGCTGTGCGGCGTATTTGATCGCGCCTGGCCGTGCGCATTTCAGCACCCGACACTTCGCCAGATTGCGGCCTGGCTGGAAGAACACAGCGGCCTGACCGTCACCGTGCCGCAGGCAGATTACAGCGACAGGCCGATCCCGCACTTCACGCACAGCGGCACGGGATTTCAGCTGCTGGCCAGTCTGGGGCGCGCCTTCGGGATTAATGATTACATCTGGTATCAGCTGCCGGATGGCAGCATGTATCTGGGCGGCGCTGAAAAGGCGCTGTTTGCCGGTAAGCCGGTGGACATTCCGCCGGAGTTCAGCCAGTCCACTGCCGGTGGCAATACGATGACCGTACCCGTGATCCAGTCACTGCGTCCGGGCGTAGAGGTGAACGGCCAGCGCGTGACAAAGGTGCAGTTGAACAGCGACATCATGACAATCACCTGGACGCCGCGAAACCGTATTACCGGCCAGCCACTGCAAAAAACACCGGTACAGCGGCAGATTGAAAGCC